CAGAATGGAAACGCTTCTAAAACCAATCATGGATAATATTTACCTGGATTGGTTTTTCTTTGCTTGCCCATACCGTTTAGTATGGGATAACTGGGAAAAATTCAATGGAGAACAAGACAACCCTGGCGACAGTACTGACTTCATTATTCCGACTCTTACGAGCCCTCCTACTTCTGGGTATGATTCTCTTAGTGTCAGCGACTATTTTGGTATTCCTCCTGGCATCCCTGATCTAGAACATTCTGCTTTGTGGCATAGAATGTATAATCTCACATGGAATCAATGGTTCCGTGATGAAAATCTCCAAGATTCTGTAATATTTTCTAAAGATGATGGTCCAGATGATCCTGCAGACTTTACACTTTTGCGTCGTGGTAAAAGACACGATTATTTTACATCGTGTTTGCCATTCGCGCAGAAAGGGCCAGATGTTACTCTACCACTTGGTTCTCAAGCTCCTGTAGTGCCTAATTTTGCAGGTGCTGGGCCTTCTTGGGTTGCTGATGGAGAAGGTGGTAGATTCTTACAATTAACTAATGACAATAATAATGTTAATGCTTCTGGTACTCCTCCACTAAATATTGCTAATATGTCTTGGGATGATCCTAATCTTTATGCTGATTTATCTACAGCGACATCTGCTACAATTAATGCAATTCGTGAAGCATTTCAGGTACAAAAATTATATGAACGTGATGCACGTGGAGGTACTCGTTATACCGAGCTTGTACTTAGTCACTTTGGTGTCAGCTCACCTGATCAACGCCTACAGCGTGTCGAAGTATTGGCAACAGGATCAACACCAATTACAGTGCACCAAGTTGCCAGTCAGTCAGACTTACAATCAATAAATCCTGATGGCCCTCCTCAGGCTAATCTTGCTGCTTTCGCTACTGCGTCAGTCGGTGGAAAAGGATTCGTAAAATCCTTTACTGAACACACCTTGATTATGGGAATGGTCAGCGTTAGAGCTGACCTGACATATCAACAGGGTTTGAACCGCATGTTCTCGCGGTCAACCCGGTTCGATTTCTATTGGCCGGCTTTCGCACATCTTGGTGAACAAGAGGTACTTAACAAGGAAATATTTGCTCAAGGTTCTCTTGCTGCTACTGACGATGATGTATTTGGTTATATTCCAAGGTATGACGAAATGCGTTATAAGCCTTCAATTATTACAGGCAAATTCCGATCAACGGATCCACAACCTCTGGATATTTGGCATCTGTCACAAAACTTCACTAATCTACCGACTTTGTCGGCTCAATTTATCGAAGACAATCCGCCTATTGATCGTATTATCGCTGTACAAGACGAACCACAATTTATCTTCGATTCTTACTTTGATCTAAAATGTGCTCGTCCTATGCCTACTTATGCAGTGCCTGGGCTGGTAGACCATTTCTGATGCCACTTCCGTTATTAGCAATAGCCGGCTTGGCCGGCGCCGGAGCTGGATTACTAGGCGGTGTTATGCAAAATCGTGCGGCAGCTGGTGCCGCTTCTAAACAAATGAACTTTCAGGAGCGCATGAGTAACACGCAATACCAAAGAGGTATGGCTGACATGCGCGCCGCTGGTCTTAATCCAATGCTGGCATATAGCCAAGGAGGTGCGTCTTCACCTGGCGGAGCGTCTTACAGTCCCGTTAATGTCGGTTCTGCTGCTGCACAAGGCGGTTTAACCGGTATGCAAATAGCTCAAACAGCAGAAAATATCAATCTGCTCTCTGAGACCGCAAAAACTAAAGCGTCTGAGACTTCTCTTAACTATTCTCGCGGCATGAAATTAATGGCCGACGAAAATCTTACCTGGGCTCAGGTGCAACAAACACGCATGGTTATCGAAAAGGTTAATCAAGAAATACAGCAAATAATGGCTAATACTGATGCTGTGGAGTATGAAAACACACTTAGATCAATCATGTCTGATTTTTATCAATCTGCGGAATTCGCAGGAATTGCGCAAAGACTCGGAGTAAAACCCGATACTTTAAAAGGCATATTTGCCGCTTTCTTCTCAAAAAAAGGAAAAAGATAATGGCTGAAAAAAAAAGTTAAGACCTAGTGATGTAGTATTCACTCAAAAATCATTGACCCAGCAACACCAAAAGGATCAATGCAATATCAATAAAATAATGGCCAAGTATGAACAAACTGGCCAAATTCATCATGTAAATAATCGCGCTGCTCAATATGGCGACTTTTCTAATGTCTCTGATCTCATAACCGCCTTTGAGCAACTTGAAGGCGCTAATGAGCTCTTTATGGAGCTCCCAGCTGAAACTCGCGCATTCTTCCAAAATGATCCTTTCAAATTCGTAGAATATTGTGCCGACCCAGAAAATATCGAAACCCTTCGAGAAATGGGACTAGCTGAGCCTGCCTCAGAAACTGTCGAACAAGACACAAAACCAAAAAATAATGAGGAAAATCCTCCCCAGGAGGTTGACGAAAAAGACTAAATCTGATACCCTCAAAAACTTCCAAACATCGACTCACGATGAAAAGGCACCGGGGAAGTTATCCACAAGTCCACATGTCATAAACTGCGGTCGCCCCCACGGCAGACAAGCAGCTTTATAGGCCTGTGGGCCCTGTGGTTAACTTACCTCCCCCCGGGCCCTAATCAAAGCTCAATATATTCATTATTGTCAATGGGTATCAGTAAAAACCTTGATAAAATCAATTAGTTATTATTCCCAGGTATATTATAATTAGTTAAAACCTGAGGGAATATTATGAAAGACTATAAATGTGTCGTTATGAATAAAACATTCGCAGAGCATCAATTTCTTGTTGTTTACAAGAATCTTACCTTTGAAGATGCGTCCACGATTAAAGATCTAAGCAGAGAGCAAGGCTTCGATGCATTCATTGCCAAAATGAAAGAACAGTCCTATACTTGATCTAACTGTTCTAGGTGACACCGTAGGGGGAACCACAATGCGTTATCGCAAAAAAATGAATCGAAGAACTTCGAGGAAAAACTTCAGTCGTGGTGCGAATCGCATCCACAAAAAAAACATGCCTCGTCGTAATCCAATGCGCGGTGGTATCCGGCTATAAATGCCATGCTACAATCCAGTAACCGCGCTAAGATCGCCTGCTAAAATCAATGGTAAGTACAAAGTATTATTTAATACTGCTCCCGTTGATTTTCTTCCAATCCAGTTGCCATGTGGGCAATGTATCGGTTGCAGGCTTGAACGTAGTAGGCAATGGGCTGTGCGCTGTATGCACGAAGCCCAAATGCACGAAGAAAACTGTTTTATCACACTGACCTACTCTGATGATCAACTTCCTCAGGATAGATCATTACACAAACAACACTTTCAGAAATTCATGAAGCGGCTTAGAAAAGCGATCGCTCCAAAGAAAGTCAGATACTATATGTGTGGAGAATATGGTGACAACACGAAAAGACCTCACTACCATGCTTGTCTATTTGGGTATGACCCTCGAGACAAGGAATTATACAGAACAACAGATGGAATCAATCTATACAGTTCTGCAAGCCTTGAACAAATATGGGGAAAAGGGTTCGTCACAATCGGTTCGGTTACATTCGAATCGGCTGCTTACGTCGCTAGATACGTTACGAAAAAAATTACAGGCCGAAAGGCCGATGCCTTAGATGAAATCGGCCTAAAACATTATGAATGGCTTTGTCCTATTACCGGAGAAATAACTGAACTACAACCTGAATACACTGCCATGTCTTTAAAACCGGGTATCGGTAAGAACTGGCTCGATAAATATGATTCTGATGTCTATAATCATGATCATGTGATTGTAAATGGCAAAAAATGCAGACCTCCCAGATATTATGATAAAGTATTAGAATCTTATGATTCTGAAAAGCTCGAGGAGCTAAAAAAACAACGGCAGGAAAAAGCTGTTCTGCATGAAAAAAATAATACCCTTGACCGTTTAATGGTCAGGGAAAAGGTTCAAAATCAACGTTTTAAGCAACTTAAAAGGACTCTATAATGAAAATGTTTACAGTTTACGATTCAAAAGCCGAAGCATATATGCAACCCTTCTTTGCAAAATCTACTGGCGAAGCATTGCGCTCGTTCTCTGATACCTGCCAGGATAAAAATCATATTTTTTCAAAGCATCCTGAAGACTTTACCCTGTTCGAACTGGGTACCTGGGATGAACAAAACTCAGAATTCGTAATTTACGAATCAAAAAAATCACTCGGCACTGCTATTGAGTATGCAACTGACATGCTGAATGATACTGATCAGCTAAAACTCGCTTAAAGGTAAAAATGCCATGAAATCAGTAATGACACACAGATTCAGCCAGGTACCCAAGGCTGAAATTCCTCGTTCACAGTTCAATCGATCTCATGGACATAAAACCACCTTTGACTCTGGATATTTAATTCCTATTTATCTGGATGAAGCATTACCTGGTGATACTTTTAATATGAAATTCAATGCGTTTGCCAGAATGGAAACGCTTCTAAAACCAATCATGGATAATATTTACCTGGATTGGTTTTTCTTTGCTTGCCCATATC